AGAGTATTATTATTATAATGGTAGTGATTTCGCATTAAGGTTTACATTTTCAACTGGAGGAAACTTTAGTGCTACTGGTTCCATAACTGCAAGTGGTGATGTAATTGCATTTTCAGACGTATTTAATCCTTAATTATGGCATTACAAAGTAGCGGACAAATAAAAATGTCTGAATTAAACGTAGAATTTGGGCTTCAGGAAACTAGAAGACTTAGTCTCAAAGATGCTTCTGATGGAACGGCGTCAACTATAAACACTAACAATGCTTCTTCAGATCGCCCAGACGGTACTGCGCCTCACGCTATTAGCGAGTTTTATAGCTACGACCATAGTGCAGCCGCAGCATACTCAAACACGAGGTACTATCAAAACGATGGTACGGGTGATTATATAAACTGCACTACTAGCACTTCACCGTTTAGTATAAATACTACGCAAGATTTGAGTTTTAGTATATGGGTACGCAACACGGGCAGCTTGCAAAATCAATTACTTTGGAACTTTGGTAATACAAACTCGAACGGCAATAACAGATTTATGTTGACGTATAGCCAAAGCTTAAATAGACTTATTGCGAGGATAAGGACTAATAGCACAAACTTTGATAGGCAATGGCCATTACACGATAATAATTCTGCTACTGGAATTAATAGTAGTGCAAAATGGAAAAGCAGTGCAAGAGGGAATGTGAATAGTGATGGGTTCTGTATGATTACAATAACCTACGATGCTTCGCTAACAAACGCAGCTAACGCATTTAAACTGTACTGGAACGCTACGGAGTGTACTTCTCAATCAAATGCTAATAATGGAACAAGAACAGCTATTAATGCTACTAAGGGGAAAATTGGAGAAAACATACACCTTACCAATAGTGCGGGTAATGCTACTTTGGACTACGATGAGATAAAGATATACAACAAAGTATTGTCCTCAAGCGAAGTAACAACCCTATATAACAGTGGCGTTATAGCAGACAGTAGTCAAACAGTTACAAGCGGTCTTATAACAGAGTGGACTTTTGATAACAATAACGCTAACGATAGCAACAGTAAGTACACTAATACAATTACTAACGGAACAATAACCGCATACTAATGGCTTACGAAATTTTACCATACGACGAAGAAGCAACTGTTTTTGAAGTATTAAACGATGGTACACCTGAATTTTATGGAACAGAAGAAGAGTGCCAACAATACATAGACAATTTGACATAATAAGCGGATTTGTATTATATTTGATATATTATTAAATAAATTTTTAAAGAAAATGGCAAAAGCTAAAAAACTAACAAAAGAAGAGCTTGAAAAAGTTACTGGAGCTGTATCTCAAATGAATCAGTTAAAAATAAACTTAGCTGATTTAGATCTTCAGAAAATGCAACTATACAAAGTGTTCGAGCAGTTTAGCGAAAACTTAAGTACAGAACAAAAAGCATTAGAAGAAAAATACGGTGATGTTACTATCGACTTATCATCTGGAGAGATCAAAGACAATGAACGGTCTGATTCGTAAGATAAGTATAGGTAGAGACTATAAAAACGAAGCTATGCATTACTCCGTGGGCCAAGAGGTCTACGGAGGTCATACCATAGAAAGCATAGTTGAAGAACAAGACAGGTTTAGTATTTATATTAAGAAAAACGACGAAACAATACCTTGGAAAGACTTTAACAAAAACATGGGTATAGCCGTTGAATATAATTTAGAATATTAATGAGATCTTTATTTGACTTTGTTGTGGAACCTAAAGGTTCTAGAACAAATAGCAAAAAAGAAATAGGAGACAAAGAACTCTTGTTAAATACAGATTTACAAGATCACCGATACGTTAATAGAGTAGGTGTAGTTGTAAACGTGCCTAAGGGTGATTCTAGCGGAGTTAAACCAGGAGATGAAGTCATTGTTCACCACAATGTTTTTAGAAGGTTCTACGACGTTAAAGGTAATGAGAAAAATAGCAGAAGTTATTTTAACGAAAACTCTTACATGTGTACTCAAGACCAAATATACATGTATCGTAGAGATGGTTTATGGAAACCCACGGATGGTTACTGTTTTGTAAAGCCAATAGAGTCTAACGATATGTGGTCTTTAGACAATGAAACACCATTTAAAGGAGTGCTTAAAATATTGGGTGATGATCTACTACAACTTGGCCTGCAGCGTGGTAACGTAGTTGGTTTCACACCCCGGAGCGAATACGAATTTGTCATTGATAATGAAAGGATGTACCGTGTTCGTTCCGTTAACATAAATATAGATTATGGACACAAAAGAAACGAAAAAGAGTATAATCCAAGCTGGGCGTAAGGCCATAAAGGAACTCATAAAAGTTGCTGAAGAACCCATAATAACTAACACTGAAGACGACGTCTCTGCTGATAGATTAAAGAACGCTGCTGCTACTAAAAAACTAGCTATACTAGACGCGCTTGAAATACTAAACAGGATTCAAGAAGAAGAAAACATGCTTAACGAAAAGCCTGCAGAAAAAAAAGAAACTAAGTCTTTTTCTGGTTTTGCAGAAAGAAGATCTAAATAATGTACGATCAATCTTTATATAAAATAGTAAATCCAATAAAAGAAAGCACTGTTAAAAGATATAACAAGGCTAGAAAATGGAAATATGGTTATAATAAAGAATTTGATTTTGTAGTCATAAGTAAGACAGGTCAAATAGGTGATATATACGAAATTCAAAACTTAAAAATAGCTTTACCAAAAGCTGTTAATGTTCATGAATTTAAAGAAAACAAATGGACACCTTTTGATTATCCCAAAGAAATAAAAAACATAAAAAGCGTCTTTGACTGGAAAGACTATCCTGAAGAGTTTAAACAAAACTGGGAACAATACATAGACGAAGAGTTCAATAGAAGAGAAGATGGTTTTTACTTCTTTAATAATAAAAAAACCACTTATATAACAGGTACTCATTATATGTATCTGCAATGGTCTAAAATAGATGTTGGCAAACCAGACTTTAGAGAAGCTAATAGGTTGTTTTTCATATTCTGGGAAGCTTGCAAGGCAGACAAAAGAAGCTACGGTATGTGTTATCTTAAAAACAGACGTAGTGGTTTTTCTTTCATGTCTAGTGCTGAAACTGTTAATCAGGCTACGATTAGCTCTGATGCTAGGTTTGGTATACTTTCTAAATCAGGTTCTGATGCGAAAAAAATGTTTACCGATAAGGTAGTTCCTATATCTGTGAACTATCCGTTTTTCTTTAAACCTATTCAAGACGGTATGGATCGTCCTAAATCTGAATTAGCTTATAGAGTTCCAGCGTCTAAGCTTACTAGAAAATCTATTAAAAGAAAAGAAGAAGAAACATTAGAAGGTTTAGATACAACTATAGACTGGAAAAACACCGGTGATAACTCATATGATGGTGAGAAACTAAAACTGCTTGTTCACGATGAAAGCGGTAAATGGGAAAAACCTGATAACATATTAAACAACTGGCGTGTTACTAAAACATGTTTGAGACTTGGTTCTCGCATCATAGGTAAATGTATGATGGGATCAACCTCAAACTCTTTAGATAAGGGTGGTGAAAACTTTAAAAAGTTGTACAACGACTCTGACGTGTCTAAAAGAAACAAGAATGGCCAAACTAAATCAGGCCTTTACAGCTTGTTCGTTCCAATGGAGTGGAACTATGAAGGCTTCATTGATGAGTATGGTAATCCCGTATTTAACACCCCTGAAAAACCGGTACTTGGACCACAAGGTGAAGAAATAGACGTAGGTGTCATAGAGAACTGGGAAAACGAAGCAGAAGGTTTAAGAGGTGATCAAGACGCTTTAAATGAATTTTACAGACAGTTTCCAAGAACAGAGGACCATGCATTTAGAGACGAAACAAAAAACAGCTTGTTCAACCTTTCAAAGATATATGATCAAATAGATTACAATCAAGGTGTTTCTAGAGATGGTGTTATCACAAAAGGTAACTTTCACTGGAAAGACGGTATAAAAGATTCTAAAGTCTTTTTTGCACCAGATCCACAAGGAAGATTTATAATTTCTTGGGTTCCAGATAAACAACTGCAAAATCAAGTGATTATAAAAAATGGGGTGAGATATCCTGGTAATGAACACATGGGAGCGTTTGGCTGTGATTCGTACGATATTAGTGGTACGGTTGATGGTAAAGGCTCAAATGGTGCTTTGCACGGTTTAACCAAGTTCTCTATGGAAAACTCACCGCCTAATCAATTTTTTCTTGAATACGTTGCTAGACCAAAAACTGCAGAGACTTTTTTTGAAGATATGCTTAAGGCTCTAGTTTTTTATGGTATGCCAGTTTTAGCAGAAAATAACAAACCTAGGTTTTTATATTTTTTAAAACAAAGGGGTTACAGAGGTTTTTCTATGAATAGACCGGATAAGGTTTGGAATAGATTATCAACAACAGAAAAAGAGATAGGTGGTATACCTAACTCTAGTGAAGATATAAAACAAGCCCACGCGGCAGCTATAGAAACTTATATAGAAACTTACGTTGGACAAATGGGTGATGGTAGATATGGTTCTATGTACATGAATAGAACACTTAATGATTGGAGTAGATTTGATATAAATAAAAGAACAAAGTTTGATGCGTCTATAAGCTCTGGTTTAGCTATAATGGCTTGTAACAGAAACCTTTATAGACCAGTTGCAGATAGAACAAAAACTAAAATTGATTTTGGTTTTTCAAAGTATAAAAACAGCGGTTCAAAATCGCAGATAATATAAAATTATGGCTGAGTCAGTTGTAAAGAGTTATTTTCCTAGTCAAGTAGCTAGTGACCAAGAAAAATTAAGCTTAGAATATGGGCTTAAGGTAGGTAAAGCTATCGAAGATGAATGGTTTAAAAGAGATGGTGGAGTATACAGATTTCACAGTAATCAAGAAACTTTTCACACTAGAAGACAGTACGCCAGAGGTGAACAGTCTATACAGAAGTATAAAGATGAATTATCTATAAACGGTGATCTTTCTTACTTAAATCTTGATTGGAAACCAGTTCCTATCATACCAAAGTTTGTTGATATAGTTGTAAATGGTATATCTGAAAGGATGTATGATATAAAAGCTTTTTCACAAGATCCTTTTGGTATAGACAAGAGAACTAAGTACATGGAGTCTATTCTAAGAGACATGCAGACTAAAGAGCTTAATGATTTTGCAGAGCAAGCTTTTGGTGTAAACATGTATGAAAATCCAAAGCAAAGTTTACCTGAAAACAAAGAGGAGCTAGAACTTCACATGCAATTAAGCTACAAGCAGTCTGTAGAAATAGCTGAAGAGCAGGCTTTAACTGTTTTGCTAGAAGACAATAAATACGAAAACACAAGAAAAAGACTTAATTACGATCTTACAGTACTGGGTATGGCTTGTGTAAAAAACAGCTTTAATACTTCAGAAGGCATAAAAATAGAATACGTTGATCCTGCTAGTTTAGTTTATTCTTATTCAGAGTCACCATATTTTGATGACATATATTACATAGGTGAAGTTAAAAATGTACCTGTAAACGAGCTTAAAAAACAGTATCCTGAATTAGACGATGAAGCTTTAGAAGATATACTAAAGAAGAGTATACATGATAGAGGTCACTACAGTAACTCACCTAGAAACAATCACACTGTAGATAAAAACACGGTGCAGGTTTTATACTTTAATTACAAAACCTACATGAACGAGGTTTACAAGTTAAAGCAAACAGGTACTGGAGCTAGTAAGGTTATACTTAAAGACGATCAATTTAACCCACCAAGCGATTTAGCAGGTGAGTTTGGTAAGATATCTAGATCATTAGAGGTTGTTTATGAAGGCGCTTTAATTCTAGGTACTGATATAGTTTTAGAGTGGGGTTTGTCAAAAAACATGATGAGGCCAAAAAGTGACGATGCTAAAGTTAAAATGAACTACAACTTAGTTGCTCCTCGTATATATCAAGGTCGTATAGAATCTTTGGTTTCTAGAATAACTAGTTTTGCTGATATGATTCAGCTAACACACTTAAAACTACAGCAAGTTTTAACACGTATGGTGCCAGATGGTATATACATAGACGCTGATGGTTTAGCAGAGATTGACCTTGGTAATGGTACTAATTATAACCCACAAGAAGCACTTAACATGTTCTTCCAAACAGGTAGTATCATTGGTAGATCTTTCACATCAGAAGGTGATATGAATCCAGGTAAAGTGCCTATTCAAGAAGTAACTTCAGGTGCTGGAGGTCAAAAAATAACTGCTTTAATAAACACTTACAACTATTACTTACAGATGATTAGAGACGTAACAGGCCTCAACGAGGCTAGAGACGGATCTACTCCAGATAAAAATGCTTTAGTTGGTGTTCAAAAATTAGCAGCAGCTAACTCAAACACAGCTACTAGACATATACTCCAGTCTAGTTTGTTTTTAACAACAGAGTTGGCAGAATCTTTGTCTTTAAGACTTTCTGATGTTATAGAGTTTTCTCCTACTAGAGATGGATTAATAAACAAGATTGGTGCTCACAATACTGCGGTAATAAGCGAATTGCATGATATTCATCTTCACGATTTTGGTATATTTATAGAACTAGCTCCTGACGAAGAACAGCAAGCTTTTTTAGAAAATAACATACAACAAGCTTTAGCTCAGCAAAGTATTGATTTAGAAGACGCTATAGATATAAGAGATATCAAAAACGTAAAGCTAGCTAATCAGCTTTTAAAAATAAGAAGACGTAAGAAAAGAGAGCTTGATCAAAAAATGGCTCAGCAAAACATGCAGGCTCAAGCACAGGCTAACGCACAAACACAGCAAGCTGTTGCGCAAACAGAGGCGCAAAAACAACAAGTTATATCTCAAGGTAAAGCTCAGTTAGCTCAGTTACAGTCTCAATTAGACTTACAAAAACTTCAACAAGAGTCTGAAATTAAAAAAGACTTAATGGCTAAGGAGTTTGAGTACAACATGAGAATAAGAGGTGTTGACGGTGAAAACCTCAAGGAGAAAGAAAAGTATAAAGAAGACAGAAAAGACGATAGAACTAAACTTCAAGCATCTCAACAAAGCGAACTTATTGATCAAAGAAAAAACAACAAACCACCAAAAGACTTTGAATCTTCTGGTAACGATACCTTAACGGGTGGGTTTGGCTTAGGTTATTTCGAACCTAGGTAATAACTAAATATAGTATCCTTTAATATTTTATCTTAACATGGAAGAAGAAAACACAGTAAGCCAGGAAGAACTGGTTCAAAAAGAAGATTTAAACGACGGTGTCGTTAAAGTTGATTTTAGAAACGTTAACAAAGAAGAAAATGTATCAAGCGAAAATGATGAAGAGACCGGAGTGCGGGTGCAAGATAGCGACGTGCAACTGCCAGCAAGCGGAGATGCCCCAGCCGATCAACTTGAGAGCGAAGAGCCCAGTGAAGTACGGAGCTCCGACGAAGAAGAACCCTTACAAGATGATGGAGAGCCCGCTAGCGAAGTACGGGTGCTCGAGGAAATAGTAGACGAAGAGGAAGAACCTGAAGAAGATTTAGTTGAAGACACTCAAAGCCAAGAGCAAGAGGTTTTAGAAGCAACTGAAGAAAAGGTTGATGTTAATCTACCTGAAAACATCGAGAAACTAGTTGAGTTTATGAATGAAACTGGTGGTAGTTTAGAAGACTACGTTAGATTAAATCAAGACGTAGATGCTTTAGACCAGGAACAATTAGTTAAGGAGTACTATAAGAGTACTAAACCACATCTCGATGATAGTGAAATTGATTTCTTGATTGAAGATAGTTATTCTTTTGACGAAGAACTAGATGAAGAAAGAGATATAAAACGTAAAAAACTGCTTTACAAAGAAGAAGTTCAAAGAGCTAAAGATCATTTGAACGGTATGAAAAGCAAGTATTACGAAGATATTAAAGCTGGAAGCAGGTTAACACCTGAACAGCAAAACGCGGTTGATTTTTTCAATCGTTACGAAGAACAAACAAAAGAATCATCACAGCTGGCAAAAAAGCAAGCATCGGTATTTCAAAGTAAGACAGATAATGTCTTTAACCCAGAGTTCAAAGGTTTTGAATATGAAGTGGGTGAAAAAAAGTATCGATTCAATGTTAAGGATGCTGGTAAGGTAAAAGAGAACCAAAGCGACATTAGTAATTTCACTAGAAAGTTTCTAGGACAAGACAATACTATAGGTGACGCTAAAGGTTATCATAAAGCCTTGTTTACAGCGATGAACGCAGACGCTGTAGCTAATCACTTTTACCAACAAGGTAAAGCTGACGCTGTTAAGGAAACCTCAGCACGTTCTAAGAACGTTAAAATGGACCCTAGAGGTCAACATGAGGCTGCTACACAGGTTGGTGGAATGAAGGTAAGAGCAATTAGTGGTGATGATTCTCAAAGACTGCGTGTTAAAATTAGTAAATAACTCTAAAAACATAAATAAATGAGTTTTTTAACACAGGGTGGTTTCCCAGCAGGTTTAACTCCTGCACCAACTAAAACATTGTTCGATAAGAACTATTTAAACATCGCTGGTAACGACTTTAACTTTACCAAGCAGTTTTTACCAGAAGTCTACGAAAAAGAAGTAGAGCGTTACGGTAACAGATCTGTTTCATCTTTCCTTAGAATGGTAGGCGCTGAAATGCCTATGGCTTCTGATGAGGTTGTATGGACTGAGCAAGGTCGCTTGCACATCGCGTACGATGGAGCTAAAGTAGCTACAAACAACACCGCTACCGATCACACGATTAACATCACTGGTCACTCTATCCGTCAAGGTCAAACTATCGTTATCTCTAAAGGTTTCGATACTGTTAAAGCTTACGTACAGTCTGTTGCTACAAACTCTATTGAAGCATACGCGCTTACTCAAGCAGACTGGCCTGCTAGTTTCGTTGCAGCTTCTAATCCAGAACTAAAAGTATTTGTTTACGGTTCTGAGTTTGCAAAAGGATCTGCTGGTATGCAAGGGTCTGTTGACGCTGGTTTCCAAAAGTACACGAACTCTCCTATCATCATGAAAGACAGATACTCAATCAATGGTTCTGACACTGCTCAGATCGGTTGGGTTGAAGTTACTTCTGAGCTAGGAACATCAGGTTACTTATGGTACTTGAAGTCTGAGCACGAAACTCGCTTGCGTTTTGAAGACTACTTGGA